CACAGTTGGGCGAGAAGTCGGTGGCCGAGCAGTCCGGGCTCGATCTCGGAGTCCTGCTCTACGCTCGCCGGCCGGCGAGCGAACCCGATCCCAACTGGTCCGACGATCGCTTGCTGGCCGCGCTGAATGAGACATACGGTGATGCGTGGTGGATCGACCGGCGCCGGCTGCTGGCCGAGATTCGCGACCCGGCCACCAACTGGTCGGACACCGTGCGCTACTACTTCAACATGCGGACCGCCGGCAGCGGCCGCGCCGTCGACCCCCGCGTCTGGGACAGCCTCGCCCGCGCCCGCGACGTGCCGGCTGGCGAGATCGTCGGACTCGGCTTCGACGGCTCGGTCAGCCAGGACGCAACGGTCCTGCGCGGCTGCACGCGGGACGGCTTTTCCTTCCTCGTCGGCGCGTGGGTCCGCCCGCCCGGCGTCATCGACTGGAAGGTTGACCGGCAGTCCGTCAACGATGCGGTCGCCAGCGCGTTCGCCCGCTTCCGGGTTGGCCGGATGCTCTGTGACCCGCCCAAGTGGTACAGCGAGATCGAACGCTGGGCCGAGCTGTACGGCGAGGACACGGTGCTCGCCTTCGACACGAACCAGGCGCGCCGCATGGCCCCGGCCGTCGACCGCTGGCTGACCGCCATCCGCGAGGGATCGCACACGCACGACGGCGACCCCGTGACGGGCGATCACGTCAAGGCCGTCCACCTGCGCAAGGTGCGCCTGGCCGAAGAGGCCGACGACGGCCGGACGATGTACGTCCTCGTCAAGGGCGACGACCACCGCAAGATCGACGGCGCCGTGGCCGACGCGCTGGCCTTCGAGGCCGCGATGACCATGCCCGACCCGACGCCAGCCCAGGAGACCCAGTACGCATGGTGACCCGTAGCCGCCTCGCCGGCGCCGTCCTCGTCGCGGCCGGTGCCGTCATCGCCATCGTCGGCGTCGGCCTGTTCTCCATCCCGGTCGCCGTCGTGCTGGCCGGCATCCTGACCGCCGCCATTGGCCTCTCCCTCGTCATCGAGGTGCGCCCGTGAACATCCTCCAGCGCATCCTCACCGGCTCGCTCGAGCAGCGCGGAGTCTCGTGGCCGTTCGCACCGGGCGAGCTGCTCAACTTCGGTGGCGGAACCTACCCACTGGGCTTCCACCAGACGCTCATCGGCCCAAAGGAAGCGGTGGCCGCGGACTATGAGAGTCTCGCCTCAACCGGGAACACGATCGTCGGGACGCTCCTTAGCGTCCGCGCAGCGCTCTTCTCGCAGGCGCGCCCGATGTGGCGGCGGCTGCGGAGCGGAACGCCCGGCGAGCTGTACAGCACCCCGGCACTGGAGATCCTGCGGAGGCCGTGGACCAACGGCAACACAAGCGACCTGCTCGGGCGCATGGCGCAGCACGGCGACCTCGGCGGGAACGCTTTCATTGTTCGCCGCCCCGGCAAGCTGGCGTTGCTGCGACCCGACTGGACGATCATCTACCACGGTTCCAAGTACGACACCGGCGGCGTGTGGGACCCCGACGCGGAGATTGCCGGCTACTACTACCAGCCGGGTGGGCCATCGGGCGGGCAGGATTACATCCGGTATCTGCCCGAGGAAGTCGCGCACTTCGTCCCGTCCGGCGAGATGGATCCGCTCGCCCCCGCTCGCGGGATGTCGTGGCTCACTTCGGCCATCCGCGAGATCGAGGCTGACAACGCGGCCACGGCGCACAAGCTCATGTTCTTCCGCAACGGCGCCACCCCGAACATGGTCATCACGGGCGTGCAGCCGGCCGCCGGCCAGTCGCTGCAGGATTGGGTGGACAAGTACCGGGCCAAGAACGAGGGCGTCGGGAACGCCTACAAGACGCAGTTCTTCACGGCCGGCACGAACATCGAGGTCGTCGGCAAGGACCTCCAGCAGCTCGATTTCAAGGTGACGCAGGGCGCCGGCGAGACGCGCCTCGCCGCTCGCGCCGGTGTCCCGCCTGTGGTGGCCGGGCTGTCCGAGGGCTTGCAAGGCTCCAGCCTCAACTCCGGCAACTTCGCTTCGGCCATGCGCCGCTTCGCCGACCTGACGGGGCGGCCCTGGTGGGCGGCCGCCTTCTCTTCGCTCGCCACCATCGTCCCGCCCAACAGCGACTCCGAGCTGTTCTATGACGACCGCTACATCCCGGCCCTCAAGGACGACATCAAGGACGCGGCCGAGGTCCAGGCGCTCAACGCGCAGGCGATCCGGCAGTACATCGACGCCGGGTTCGAGCCGGATGCCGTGATCGACGCCGTGAACGCCGGCGACCTCAAGCGACTCAGTGGCCATCATTCCGGCCTCTTTAGTGTGCAGCTCCAAGAGCCGATGCAACCACCGCCGCCCGAGGCGGAGCCAGAGCCCGAAGGCCCGGCACCAGCCGGGCCTCCTGATTCCGAGGAGGGCGAGTGATGCCCGAAGACATCGTTGGCGCGCCGCCCCGCGACGGCTACCGCGCCATCTCGTGGCCGGCCGAGTACCGCGAGGACGCCGACCAGCCCCCGCGCCTCGTTGGGCACTTCGCCCGGTTCGGCATCTTCAACGAGATCGACTCGGCCATCGAAGGCCGTTTCCTCGAGCGCATCCAGCCCGGCGCCTTTGCTCGCACCTTCAAGAACAATCGGGACCGCATCCGCGTCCTGTTCCAGCACGGCCGCGACCCGGACGTAGGCGAGAAGCCGATCGCCGCCCCGCGTGAGCTGCGCGAGGACGCGGTCGGACCCTATTACGATGCCGAGCTGCTCGCCGGTGTCCCGCCGCTCATCGAGGCCGGACTCCGCGCCGGCCAGTACGGCGTCTCCTATCGCTTCCAGATCGTCCAAGAGGACTGGGAGCCAAACCCCGAGAAGTCCGACTTCAACCCGAAGCGCCTGCCGGAGCGGACGATCCGCGAGGCCCGCGTGTTCGAGTTCGGTCCAGTCACCTTCCCGGCCGACGCCGGCGCGGATGTCGCCGTGCGCAGCCTCACGGACCAGATGACCACGCCCGAGACACGGGCCATCCCCACAGAGCCGGAAGCACCCTCCGTCGAGCCCGAGGCCATCGCGCCTCACCTCGACCTGGAGACCCGCGACGAGCCGGTCGTTGTCGCAGCCATCCAGTCGAAGGAGAAGACTCCCGTGGACATCAAGAGCTACCCCACCCGTGACGAGAAGGTCGCGCGGGTGGGCGAGATCGAGCGCGAGATGACGACGCTCGACGCCCAGTTCGACGGCAAGATGCCCGACGAGCCGCAGGCCCGCTGGGATGAGTACGTCGCCGAGAAGAAGGCGCTCCTGGAGGCGATCGCCGCGGTCGACACCCGCCGCGCCGAACTCCCGACCGAACCCGGCACCGACCCCCGGGGCGGGTGGTCTCCCCCGGTCGTGAGCGTCGTGAAGACCCGCGACCTCGCCAGCATCTACGACGTCCCGCGCATCCGGCGCGAAGCGCGCAATCAGGCGCAGTTCGCCTCCAGCATGCGCGACAGCGCGCTGCGGGCGGTCGAGGGCGCCTCGTTCCTCAACCCACGCTTCCCGAAGCAGTCCGGCCAGAGCGCGATGGCGTCCCTCATCGACGGGCGCGACCAGTGCGACCCCGTCGAGGTCGCCAACCGCGTCCTCTACACCGGCAACCCGGCCTATCGCCGGGCCTTCCGCAAGTTCCTCTTCGAGGGCACGTACACGGCCGAGGAGGCTACGGCCTTCGACGAGGCCCGCGCCTCCCTCGTCACCCTGTCCAACACAGCCGTCCCGTTCGACCTCGACACCACGATGGCGATCGACACGGCCGGCGGCGTCAACCCGTACCGCGAGGCGTTCCGCGTCGTGAAGACGACGAGCAACGACTGGCGGCCGATGGTCTCGTCTGGCATGGTGGCGGTGTACGTCGCCGAGTCCACGGCAGGTTCCGAGGCCGCGCCGTCCTTCACGGCTCCCACTCGCCTGCTCCAGAAGGCGCACACGGTCGCCAAGTTCTCGACCGAGATCCAGTCCGACTACCCCGGCCTCGAAGCCGAGCTGGTCAAGGAGATCGCCGACGCCAAGGACGTCCTGGAGGGGGTCCAGTTCACCACGGGCGCCGGCACTACGGTCTACCCGCAGGGCATCTTCACCGCCTTCACCTCCAACTTCCTCGACACGACCACGACCCTCGTGATCGTCCCGGCCGACCTCTACAAGCTGGAGGCATGGCTGGGCCCGCGATACCGCGGCAACTCGGTCTGGCTCGGCTCCCCGTACTTCTACAGCCTCGTCCGCGGCATCGACACCGCGGGCGGCGCCGGCCTCTGGGTCGACAACCTGCGCCAGGGTGGCGCAGTCGGCACCGTG